GAAAGTAATTTAGCTGAGGGGTATTATGTTGTTATCTAAAAAAACATATCATATAGGTGATTATGGTGGTCAGACCGTGATAAAAATATTTAATTATTCTATCTTATTTTGTAATTCAAGATTTGGATGGTCGATTAGATTTGGTAGTCCGGGGTTCGGGGTTAATGTAACAACAAAACCATTCTTCTCGGTAAGAAATGGTTATACAAAAAGTGTAAAATTAGGAAAATATTATATAGTAAAGTTATGAGTGATATTACAAATAAAGTGTTTAAGGTGTTTGAACCATTAAAAGAAAATAGGTTTTTGATTAATGTTAATGAAGAAGTTAACATTCCGGAATATTTGTTTCGTAAATTTCATATTGAAAATGTTGGTGAAGATTTTATTTTCACAACAGAAATTTATCAAACTGTGGAATATACATTTAATCCGGCAGATTTAACAAAGATTACTACTATTGTTCTTAAATTTTTAGGGCCGGTAGGTGATTTAGTTGGGGGGTTACATATGTTAGTTAAAGGTTCTAATATGGAAATGGTTGGTGATTATGGTAATGATGAATTACTGAATGTTAAATTTAGGTTTGTGATTAAACCTGAAGATATTAATTTATTGTGTCAGGATATTAAAAAAGAGGATGATGGAAAATAATAAAGAAATGGTGAATCACCCTGACCATTATGGTGGTCAGGATAATCCATACGAAGTCGTAAAAGTTTGTGAAGCTTGGGGTCTTGATAAAGATGCTTATATCTTTAACGTTGTTAAGTATGTTGCAAGAGCGGGTAAAAAAGATACAGATAAAGAACTTCAGGATATGAAAAAAGCATTGTGGTATTTGAATCGTAAAATTGAACGTCTTGAGAGTAACAGTTGATATTGATGAATACGCAGAAGGTGCGGTTTTATTAGATGGGTTAGAAGAGGCAATCGTTGGAATTGTTGAGGACTTTGGTTCTCCCGGAAGAAAGATGTTATATTCAAAACAAAAAATATTAAACATCCTACAAGAGAGAGACCTAATGACGATGGGTGAGGCTGAAGAGTTTTACGATTATAACATAATAGGGTTATATGCAAGTGACCAAAACGCAGTGTTTTTGAATTTAGAGATAACACCAATTAAAAAAGAAGATGGTTGGGAATACCAATTAAAAGAACAAGATGATAGAGACAGGGAAGATTATAAATGGGGATTGTATTGAGGTGATGAAAACACTTCCGGATGGTTGTATCGACCTTTTGGTAACATCGCCACCATATAACGCAAACATAAAATATGATGTATATGACGATGGATTGTCTATGGACGAGTATTGGAAATTTACAACAGATTGGTTGTCACAAGCGTTTAGATTATTAAAAGATGATGGTAGAGTTGCCATTAATGTTCCAATTGAGATGAACGTTCAAGAAAGAGGTGGAAGGATATTATTCAACGCAGAGTTTTGGATGATGATGAAACAAGTTGGGTTCAAATTCTTTGGGATGGTTGATTTGACTGAGGATAGTCCCCATAGAGTTAGACAAACGGCTTGGGGTAGTTGGATGAGTAATAGTCAGCCTTACATTTATAATCCAAAAGAGTGTGTGATACTGGCTTATAAAAATTCACCTAAGAAATTAACCAAGGGTGAATCTCAATGGACAGGTGTTCCCACGGAGATTGTAAATGATAAAGGTATGAATGTTATTAAAACAATCTATCAACCTGAAGATAAGAAAGAGTTTATGAACTTGGTGTTTGGACGATGGGAATACTTTGCTGACACCAAATCATTAACAAAGGCAACTTTCTCAATGGACATCCCGGTTAAGGCGATTAAGATATTGTCGTACAAGAATGATATTGTTTTGGACCCATTTATGGGAAGTGGAACGTCAGCGGTTGCTGCCGAGACATTAGGAAGACGATGGTTAGGAATTGAGTTATCTTCAAACTATACGGACATTGCAAGAAAACGAGTAAATGCGTTTATTGAAGAAAGAAAACAATTAGAATTAGAATTAAAAGAGGTGTAACATCCTCTTTTTTTTATTTCTTTGATATTTATTAATAAAAATATAATTATGTCAAAAAGATTTATAATTTCAGAAGAAGAAAGAAGTGATATCCGTTCAAGATACGGTTTGGTTAATGAACAAAATAATGAAAAACGAGAATATGTGAGAGCTATTCAAAGATTTTTAAATGAGAAACTTCGTACTAATTTAAAGATTGATGGTAAAACAGGTGATAATTCAGAAACATCAAAAGCTGTTATGATATATCAAGATATGATAAATAAAAAGTTAGGACCATATAAAAATCCGTTAACTGTTGATGGACATTTTGAAGAAAAAACATATGAATTAATGCCTATTAAAGATAAACAAAGATTAGACGATTTAGTTGCGGAAGAGGGTGGTCTATTAGACCAATTTACTCATTGGTTAGGCAAAATGTTTTAATCAATCGTAGTGAATAACTTTATCTCCGGATTTAATACCTAATTCTTTACAGGTTCCACCTTGAAGTTCAAGTATCATATCACCTTCACCACAATAGTTTCTACAATCTTTGGTTTTACAAGGGGGACAGTTGTGGTGAATTTTTGTTATAACATCATTTTCAATAAAGATTATATCTAGATTAGTTATACAATTCTTCATCCAAAAACAGTGTTGTCCTTCGGACATAATAAATAACATACCATTAAAGGTATCGTCAAATTTTTTGTTCATCATACCTTGACTAGTGTCTTTGGATGATATAACAGTTTTGACTTTAAATTTATTTTTGTTTATAGTTAATTCCATATACTTATAAATACACAAAAAAACATAAAATGAAAAAAGTTAAACGATATTCCGGTGTAATTGTCAAATGTGGTGATGAGGTATTGTTGTGTAAAAGAAACGCAACAGGTACTTTACCCGGACAATGGAGTATACCTGGTGGTAATTTGGAAAAAAATGAACATCCTATGGACGGAATTATGAGGGAATTCAAAGAAGAAACAAATTATACATTAGATAATGATTTAAAATTAGTTGGGTTTGTTAAGAGATATAATCGTGATGGTTCCGAGATTAAAGGGTTGATGTATGTGTTTTTAATGGAGACGGATGAGAAGATAAATCCGGACTTAGAAAATGCTTTTGATGGTGATGAACATACCGAATGTGGGTATTTTGACCTTGAAAATCTACCATTTGATGATAAAAGTGACCAATTATGTAAATTAATTACAAGAATCTTAAAAAAAGATTGACTTTTCTAATTTTACGATATATTTATAATCTCATAAGCCAACAACCCCTTTCTTACGGTTGGATACATTCAAAACCTCAACAGAGTAAAATTTGTTGAGGTTTTTTTTGTTTATATCAAAAATAGTATTATCTTTGTACCATAAATTATAAAATATAGTATTATGATAGTATTAGGAATTATTTTGGGTATTATTTTGGTAATAGTTGTTTTAATTGGTGTTTATAGTTCTGTCCAAAACAAAAACAGAAAGACCCGATGTAAAAATTGGAAAGTTGGTGATAAATTATCTCTCAATAGAGGTGACCATTATCAAATATTAAAAAATAATAATAAGGAATTTGCAACCCTTGAAGGTTGGGATTTGGATAATCTTTATATTAGTTGTGGTAATAATATGACATATCAAGTCAATTGGTCTGTAATGAATTTTAACAAATCAGCAACTTGGAGACAAAACTATGACGAAGCTAAAAAAGTTATGGGTTGTGAGCCCGGATTTACTGGTGGTGTTAGTGAAAGTGGTAAATCTACCGGTAAAAAAGTTGAGGGAAAACCAATTGATTTAATGACTGAGATTGAGTGTGAGGTTTATTTAAAAAAGGCTTTGGAAGAAGAAGATTATGATACTGCGGAGTTAATTAAAGAGCGAATGGAAAAATTTAGATAAGATGAATAATATGTTTAGAGGGTTGGCTTTGTCAATTGGATTGTATTGTGTTGTAACCGGATTATTAATCCTTACGGTTATATTGTGTGGTGGTGAATTTCACCAAATACCCGGAATTTTGTTTATTGGTATTGGGTTTTGTACTGGTGTTTTTGCGGGTGTTATTAACGAAAAATTAGATTAAGATGAGAAATGGTGTAATAGGGTTTATTGTTGTTGTTTTTTTATTCGTACTGGCTTCAGTAGGGTATAAAGTTTATTTGGTTAGTGGGTTAAAAAAGGGTGAGCATTTATATGAAATCTCCATCCCCGGTAACAAACGTCAAGAGACAAGTTTCTACACTGAAAAGTATGTGGAGAAAGACGGATGTATAACATTCAAGGATGAGTTAGGTAGGTCACATAGAATATGTGGTATGTATAACATTACAGAGTATTAAGATGATAACAAAAGAAAAGTATTTAGATTTAATTAACACTAAAGAAGTGGTAGAAAATAGAGCGTATGAGGTAGCGAACCTATTAAATAAATTAAATTCGTCAATATGGAAAATGTATTCGGATTCCGGAGAGATGTATTTTTATGATGATTCAGTTTCATTAAACACTCACGATTATTTTAGAGGAAGTTATGATTCAACGTCAATGCACTTTAATTCGGATTATTTGTTTATGTCAGATGATGAAATTATAGAAGATGCTAATAGAATAATTGAATTTGACAAAGAAAAAACTAGACAAATCAAAGAGGATAAAGACAAATTGATTATGGAACAGACTGAAAAAAAAGAAAGAGATGAATATGAGCGTTTAAAAAGTAAATATGATAAACTTGAACCTAATAAAGAATAATATGGAAAAAACGTATATAGAACAGATTAGAGAGACAGTTGATGGGATATGTGAAGAACATAACTTAGGACAACCAATTGTGGTTCCTGCGGCGGCAAGAATGGTTGCGGAACATAAAGGAGTTGATGTTGCGATTGAATTATTTGAGGGTGCGTATAATGAATGTGTGAATAACCCGGATAGAAATAATCCGTTTGTTTTTGCTGCATACAAATCAACGTTGGAAACAATTTTAATCCCGATGAGAGATAATAAATAAAATTTAATCCCGAATAATTTTTAGTTTGGGATTTTTTTTATACCTTTGTCGAATAAATTAGAAATTATGAGAAATTTAACTTTTGAAAAATGTGGAATCTCCTTTTATAATGGTGCTGTCGCAATAAATAATTCGGATTATAATAGTTTTAATAAACATTATAATGTTGAGGTAACAATTGATGAAGAGAAGGGAATTATCAAAGTAACCGGTGAGAAATGTATTATGGATTGTAATATGTTTGGTAGTGAATTAGGTAATGAACATTTATATCTTGACAGTGCCTTTAGGGAATACAAAAGTTGGTTTGGTTTAGGACCAATAAAACGTGTGTTGAGAGAGGGTTGGATTGAAAGGATTGAACGAACAAAAGTTTCGTATGAATCAAATAACTATATAATCAAAAAAGATGAAAAATATTTTTAAAAAATAAGATAAAAATAGTATTTTTTACTTTTCTTGGATATTTATATATATGAGAAACAAATTAAACGATGAAGAAAAAAAGGTTAAAGTTAGTATAACTGTTAATCCGGATTTAGTTAAAATAATTACTAAAAACTATAAAAATAAATCAAAATATATTGAAAAGTTAATATATCGTGATTTACTTTTAAATAAACTCATAAATGAAGAATTTGAGTTATGAATAGGTTAAGTGGTGAATTATTTTTTAATCGATGTGGTAAAAAATTTAATAACAAATTTGTTTACCATAATGATTATGTCGGAATGAATAAACTAATTAATGTTACTTGTCCAATACACGGAGATTTTCAAACATTATCGG